TTACGATGAGATCTGTAAAGAGCTTTCAACCAGTTTTAATTCGGTTAAGAAAATGGGGAGAGTTGCCCGGAGTCTATCTTTAATAACATCATCAATATTTCCGGGAATAATTGAAGTGAATATATCCGCAATAGGGGAGTCTACAAAGTTTTTAATATTCTCTGTTATGGTAATCCCAATTTGCAATGCTGTTTTGATTTCTGTTGGAAGTCCACCAAAAAGTACTTCAATCTGATTCCAGATCTTTTTTAAAAATGTGTTTAAGCTCATCGTTTTTTATTGTCTTTAAGTTTATTTACGTCTTGTTGTAATACGGCCACCTGACCCTCTAAAACCTTTAATCTTATTTCGTTGACGCGAGATTGGATTTCTTGTGTAGAGCGAACATCTTTAATATCGCTCTTCAATTGAAAATAGGTTGTCATTACGGACATAACTATACTGATTGTACTGAGTACCGTTACCAGGATATTTTTAAGGGTAATGCCTTTAATTTCGCGATGTTCTATAGTTGTCATGGTTGTTTGAATAAAGTGCTTTCTTTAGCGCGTCTTTTTGTTAATGAGTTGCTTACTATCTTTTTGCCGGTTTGCGGATCGGTAATTTTATTCCATGGGGCAAACCAATTGGCAGCTTCTGCATAATCTTTTTCGTTCAGCTTTTTTAATAAAGTAGAATGCAACAGCGCGTTTGTGCCTAAATTGTAGGTAAAAGACACCAAAGCATCGTATTGATCTTGGGTAAGTGGTACTAGTACATAACTATTTACAGCAGCCTCGTACTGACTGAGTGTGCACATTAATAGGGAATTGGCTTGAGCTTCGCTATTTAGTTTATCGCCTGATTTTATCGCTTTGTCATTCTGATATCTGGTTGAACCATATCCGATAGTCCATACACCGGCAATATCTTTATAAGCATGCAGTACTAACCCTTCAAAACTTTTGATGAGGGCAATGCCATTTTTACTGATCTTCATCATTGAACGGGTATTATGGTTTTTGCCGGAGTAAATAGATTTTTGCCCAGATAAGCTATGCCTGCGGCTACCGCCGTATGCCATATAGTAGTGAAATCAAATGTAAACTGCCCTTTTTGAACAGATTCTGCAACTAGGGTAAACACCGCGCTGATTATGGTAATGATGAGGCCCTTAATAAAGTCCTGAGTGTTCAGGCTTAAAAAGTTTGAAGTTATTTTTTGCATGATTTATTTTTTAGGGAGTAAATACTATCAGTTGTAGCACCCGCAGCGTTGAGCATTACCACACTATCAAGAGCTGCATGCTCCAGTTTATGCTGACGCTGGGTTACGCATCCTGTGAGCATGGCAAAGCCCCCGATAAAAATTATATATCGTTTCATGGTGATTGTTTTTGGGGTGGAATCTGTGATGTGAAGAAGAATCCGCTATAGACCAGTTTAGTCAATAGGTTAGATTCGCTTATTGTAAAGAAGTACAAAGTGGGAATTCAAATGTACAAATGTCTACTTATGAATAAATAACCACGCAGGCAGAATAATTATAAATCAGTTACCCATTTTACTCGTAACCCTTTTATGCCGTTTTAGAGGTCATTTTATTTAACTCTGCTAAACTTCTTTTTTAGGTTTAAGAAATACTTTTCGAATAAGAAATAAGATAAAAGAGGTACAATAATTAACCCCGGAATATTGTACGGAAGTTTTGAAAATACATTAGGTAGTTTGGCATCGAATGAAGCAAATAACATGTGCCAGATGTAGATACTGTATGATAAAACGCCTATAAATGAAATAACTTTAGTATTTAAAAACCTATATATCCAATCCTTATTAACCAAAAGGTTAGTAATGATTAGATAACCAATCAAAACCGATATAATTAAGTTTAAATAGGCTGTTTTAACTGTATAGAAGTCATCAAAATTGAGGTAGAATATCATAAATATAGCTAATACATTACCAACAATCTTTGTTTTCATAATCCATTCACGATCAAAAGCTTTACTAAAGGATAATAAGGCAAATAAACATCCAACTGCAATACACTGAAATTTGATAAGATAATGTGTAAAGTAATATAAGACTCCGTGATTTATAGCCGGGACAGCCTCCTGAATGGTATAGATCACAGGTAAGGCAACAACAACAAAAAGTATACAGTATAAAAACAGCTTCCGATTAAGCTTTAAAATAAACGGAAACAAAATATAAAATTGTTCCTCGACAGCAAGCGACCAATAATGAGATAATATTTGGGTAAAAGAATGACTCCTAAAATAGCTAAAATCCATAAGGTAAAGAGCCGCTCCAGCAAATTGAAAACGTGGGATACCTAAATTGTAAATGACATTTAAAAAAGCAATCACTATTAAATACAGGTAGGCCACTGGAAATATCCGCAAAACCCTCCTGATATAAAAACTACGCAATGAAATATTACAGGTTAACTCTTTTTCCTTAAGGCATAAAGTAGTTATTAAAAACCCACTGAGTACAAAAAAGATACCTACCCCTAACCGGCCGTTAAATATATAACTGGTAATTGTTCCGGTAAATAAATGTAAATGATAAAATACTACAAGTATTATGGAAATACCTCTAAACCCGTTAAGGGAAGGATAGTGATTAGCTGTTAAAATTTCAGATATAAAAGCGGCTGGTTTAGTTTCTAATGATGGCATCATTCAAATATATATAAAATATGCAACCTTCAATATCAGCCTAATTGCCACACTTATGCCAGTGTGGCGACGTACAATTGCCCTGTATTACCAAAAAACAATCTGTGATTTGCTATAGTTGGATCAGCTACCACCACCTGACCATTTAAAAAATTTAAGTTTTCTATGAAACCAAAATCAGATGCAGTGTATACAGCACCTCCACCCGATGTAGTATATATCCTATTGTTTGGCAAATTTGGGTCAGCGTCAATATCGAACGCACCACCCGATATTGTTTTAAATGAGTAGGTCAAATCCACCATATTCATTACTACAACCTTATTACCGCCATTAGTGCAAACATATATTTCATCCGGGTTATGTGCATTACGCTTGGCTTTCCCTAAATCCCCAAATTGCGGATCGACAATTTGTTGTATAACCGCAAAAGTGGTTGCATTTAATATGGCTAATGTTGTTGAACTTATAATTGCCAGTAGTTGATTTCGACCTAAGTTTTGGTCATATTCAAGCCCTCTGCCTATAGAGTCAGTCGATACCGTAGTGCCACTTAACGCCAATGATGTTCGGTCAATAAACATTAATGCCGAGTTATTAAAGTCAAATACCGTTAACCTATCGTTAACCGGATTTGGGTCCATCCTTATATGTATAGGATTTGAAAAGCCCGAAATAATGTTTGTCCTGGTTAATGTAATTGTATCATATACCCATACCTGTCCGCCTGTTCCACGGGGGCACACGAACAACCTGCTATTATCCACATCTATACATATATCATTAACCGTGTTAGGTGGTTGCGGATTAAGTGGTGTAATAATATTTCCTTTTGATGTACTAAATTTATAAATAGAGCCATTTATACCTAATAACTGGCTGCCTGTTTTAAACATTGTTCCCATGTCTATGCTACTGCTATTGCTGTTTTAATCCAATCGGAGCTGTTAATTTTTTCATACATCTTATTTACCCCTCTCACATGCTGTCCAACTATGGCCGAAGGGAATGCCGTTTGGAGATTTGCGCTTGTTTTATCGCCTCCGGTGTCGTCAATAGTACCTATGTAATAATCCAAAACTGATGGGGACATAATTAATTGACGTATCCATTGATTTGTCCCTATGCATTTATACCGGTAAGTTGTGTCCGCACTTTCCTGGCCTATTATACCAGCACCCGCGGCCACTCCGGTTGTAAAGTCTGCTGTAGTTAAATTGTTTGGTGCAACAAAAATGTTTACCACATCATAGTTTAAGGCTGGCCCGGTAGGTACTACACTCACCACCTTTTCAGTAGCATTTATAGGTAAGCGGGGCATAGGATAGCCGACAACGGTCAAGGTTTTATTTAACAGGCTTTTTAAAAACAACCGATGGCCCAATGCTGTGGGATGTATACCGTCGGCACTATGGTCGGTATTATTAGGGTCATACCCACTACTATTCGGATTGTATATCGTTACCGGATAGCCCGCGAATTGAGCGACAGCATTTTTTATAGCTGTATTGGCTTCCGCTGTTTTTGCTTTACTGGAAAGCCCGGGGGGTGCGGCATATTCTGTGTCTGATTTTTCCGGTACCAATGCTACAAAAGCAGGCGGATATATATTACAATCACCCAAAAAAGCAACGTAATCAATAATGGTAGGCAGGTTATCCAGTGTGGTAATTGTAATTGAAGTACCTGGATACTGGCTTTGAATAAACACCGGATAAGGTGTTATACTATTATCATAATTAAGCACATCGGTTTGACCATTTGTTTTACCTGTGGGCGAATAAGTATAAATTATTACACCACCTACAGAAACCGTAAAGCCACCTAATGGTGCTGCCCCTGATCCATCATCGGCATAAGTTCCGATTACTAAGGGCGCGCCGATGCTGTCAAATGAGTATGTAGAACCAGCAACATTAGAGGATATCCCTTTTGACGTAAGGGCTTGATTGGGTTCGATATGCGCAGCTTTACCGCCGTGTACGCTGGTGTCATAATCCGCCCAGGTTCCTGTTTTGCGCATATTGATATAATTGCCAGCATAAATTACTTCAGTAAAACTACTTACCAAAGCAGAGCTTACACACCCGAATATCTTTGAGCAATTCTTAGCGTTATCGGCACTTTTAAAGTCATTAAACCCCATTTCAATTAGACTTATTACAGTCCTGTTTGATAACACCGGCATATAGGCATAATACTGCCTTAATGCAGAAAAGCAGTTAGTTGCCGATTCTGCTCTTTTATTAAATGTTTGCATACCTGTTATTTCGGCAAACAAAATACCAAAGGGAAGGTCTGCGCCATTAATCATATAGCCGTCCGAAATACTTGTACCAAATATTTCTACATCTTTACCCGCATTTGTAGGTAAAGCCAGGTAAGAATCGGTGTTAACAACCATATCTACCCAGGTAGCGGCGTTATCGGCATCTGAGTATTTTGCCAATATCTGACCAGTTGATCCACCGTTTGGTAAACCTGTAAGCATTAACTCATCTAAATTTCTATACTGCGTAAAGCCATCACCTATTTTATGAGATATAACTTTACCAGAACTATCTTCGCCATAAGCTGAGCGGCCTTTTTCTAATATCAATACTGGACTTATAGCCGTTATTGGCTTTCTTATTTGTTGAATTATTCTATTCATTGCTATTAGTTATTATACAGGTTTTGAGTAAATGGTATAATTAGCGTAAGTTCTGGTTGGGTCATCAAACTCATTAGGTATAAAACCTAATAAATAGATGTAATTATATTGCCCGGAAACAAAATCCATTGCTCCAGATGACACATAAGTAATATTATCGGGTGATGGATTATCTGCAAAAGTTGCCCCCCAGGAAAGAGAAGGTGTTGGATCTACGGTAAACACGGGGGAAGAATCTCCATAATTTTGGACCATATCATAAGTGTTGCCAGCAGCAATGTCAAAACCACTTACATTGATGTTTTTAGTTGATAAATTATGTATTCTTAACGTCAAAGGGCTACCAACAAAATCAGTCACATCATCAACAACAGCAGAATTATCATCCTTCCAAATAATAGTACCGGTATCGGAGCTCGTAGTCAATACTTGACCTGTTGTTCCTCCTGCAGGTATTTTAAGTAATGAATTAAATTGTGTCTGCAACTTACCTACGGCTTGTACAATAGTATCAGCGGCGGTTACTGCGCCGGCATCCCCCAAACCTAAACCGCTTAGTGCCGTCGCAATGGTGCGGGAGGCAGTAAAATACTTATTTATACTACCTTCTGGTACAGCATCAGTTGAGCCAGGTGAGGCAACGATCTGCATATAAGCTGATCCACTCCATCGATATTCAGCATTAGTATCCAGTGTAATGTAAATTTTGCCGGTTTCACCCGGATTCGGTAGTGTTGCAAAATTGTTTGCCTCTACTACATCATCTACATAACTGGGTAACAAAGACGCAGCAACTTTTCCTGTGCCATCTAATCCTGCATAACCATTAGGTTGATTTTTATTTGCGGAGTTTTCTGGTGTATATCCCAGATCATATATCAAAGGAAATGGCACAGGCCATGCGCCACCGCCTTTAGGCCCAAACATATCATAAGTGCTAACGTTGATATAAAAGTCGCCGTCAACCCCGTCGGTAAGGTTTGATGGGGTAGTTGTACCATGCAATATGGTATTACCGTTTGCTCCTTTTAGGCGAATGCCCGCTGGCCATGCACCGGCTGATTTAGGACCAAATATATATTGAGTGGTAGTATTGTAATAAAAGTCGCCGTTTTGGCCGGTTGATGCTATTGGGTCTATCGCCCCGTTAAGTACGCTATTGCCTCGTGGACCAGCCGGACCGGTTTGCATAGAAAATACCTGGTTCCATGCACCTGCCGATTTCTTAAAGAAAATGCCACTTGCCGTGTTGATATAGGTATCGTTATTGTTGCCTGTGGATGCTCCCGGATTCGTATTGCCATACAGAACGGTGCCATCTACAGCATTATTCCCTTGTGGTGGGGTGTAAACGATAGTCCAGGTGTTGGTGAGTTTTTGAGCAAAAGATCCTGTGTTGGTATTTATAAACACATCACCGCTCTTACCTGTATTATTTGGCGGGAGCGTACTCCCAAAAGTGATATTGGCCCCAACGGCTAGCTCCGAGCTGATAAATTGAAGCAGCGTATCGAATGCAAATTGATAATCTGTGCCATTTTTTATTAAAACTGAATTGTCGTATGCGTTAATGGTCGACGCTACAGGTAAATCGCTTATTTTTTTATCGGTTGCCATCAGTTTAAAAATTCAGTTATTGATAAATTATAGTTGTTGTAGGTGCCGGGATAGTTGAAATCTGTTTTATCGATACCCCGGATGCGGGGCCCGGCTTGCCTTGCGCTGTTATTCTTTGCATTATGTCGCCAAAGCGGAAAATTCTCTTTGTTTTCCCACAAAAACTTTTCAACTTCATTGGCATGGGCATTTGCCGTGCTGCGTTGCTGCTGTACCAGTTTTATTATAGCAGATGCCGATAATGGATCTCCATTTTCATGATGTTTGATCACCGGGCCAGTAGGCGTATAATGTATCGCGTCGTTTTCAATGAAACGCGCAAATGTGAAATAAACGAGCGTTGGGATCAATCCCTCGTACAGTATAATGTGACCGTACTGATCCAGATATTCGGCACCGTTCAGCAGATCTTTGTAATGCTGCGGAGTTTCATCTTTCAGACTACCGTCTTCATTAAAGTAGGTTAAAAAATCATAGTAGAACGCATGTCCTAAAAATGGTTTCAGATCGAGGTCCTGGGCTTTTTTAATGAACACATTGAGGCGTTCGGGTTTTATGTTTACAGTTATATCCTCGTATTGCTGAAAAGTGGTTTTATTGATCAAATAGATCATAGCATAGCCCTCCAACCCCTTAAAGGGGGTATTTTAAAGTATTTGTTCATATTAATATTGTTAAAGTGTAACTATCCCCCTTTGAAGAGATTAGGGGCACATGGCTTCGGCTTCAGCCTGTTTAAAACCAAATGCGTGCACCAGTGTCGCTATTTTGTTTTTTGATGGGATGTTTGATAATAGCAGATCATTGATGCTGCCTCCTGCTTTAACACCAATATTATCGTCAGCAATTAAAGTTGGTACAGGTATAATATTCCAGTTATCGGTTGGGTTAATATTGATATGAAAATGACTGAATAACTCAGAAAAGGTTTCGGAAAGTTCCAGCCTATCGGGCGAGGTATTATCATTAAATTCGATGATCGCCTCTTTTTTCTCACTGCCATTACTCAGTCCCGAAGATTTTTCGGAGTTGATAAGCTCTTTTGGTACCGAAAAACCTTTGATGATACGTGCCTCTACCGACCTTTCGGTAGTTTCAAAAAGTTTATCATTATTTTGAATAGGATAAGCTTTGAATTCAGGTTTTGTACTTTCATCCTCGTACTCTATAACAATTATTTTTTGAGCGCTTTTTGTTCCTTGAAAAGCTCCAAGATCTTTTTCTAATTGCGATGGAGTGTTTATCCCACCATACTCATCTGCGTCTGGACGGCTGTTATCAGCTTCTTCCCGTCGGGCCTGCATAAATAGCATGGTTGATGGTAAAAAGCCTGTAGTAACTTCGCGATTATTAAAGATCTTGATGCCGGCTTCAGTCTCAAAATCTTCCCAAACAGAATCGGCTTCAATCAAAGGGTAATCATCTACCTCGGGATTAAAATATAAAAGCTGTCCTTTATAATGCTCCCAGCCACCTGCATCGGCAACCTGTTGTTCGATTACTGCTGGATATGGGTTGTATTTATCCAGGAAGATGATCTTGCTGCGCATAATGTTTTTCCAGGTCTTACGACCCCAGTCTGAGTAAAGAGCGTATTTATTAGCGGTATCCTCATTATCCGTATCGCCCATACGTATATCCTCAAATTTTACATAATTGATTGATGATATTTTAAAGTTGGCATTGTAGTTTGCATGTATACCAAAGCCTGTGAATAGGGCTTTATCGGTAGCTAAGGCTTTTAATAGTTTAGCTAATGTCAGCCCTTTTTCATTTACAATTTGTTTGCTCAGGTTTTTTACTTCAAAACCATTGCCGGTTATAAATTTTGCTCTTTTGTTCCAGCAGTCTTTTGCTGTGGGCGAAGCGGCAACCAGTTCCAGCATACGTTGTGGATAGGCATTGTCCAGATCATAATTTAGAATGCCATAGGTCTGGTTGGGTCGTACCAATATTCTTCGCTCAATCTGAGGGAGATATGTTTTCATAAGCCTCCCTCACCCCCTGAAGGAGAAGTTAGCGAGCCAACCCCTTTTATTTTTTTGTTATTTGGTTTTTCTATTTCTTGTTCGTCCTTTTCGACTCCCCCTTCAGGGGCCTGGGGGGCAAACAAACTTATTATATGCGGATATCTTTCCATGTACCATTCCAATTCAGCATCTGTAAGAGAGTCATTATCATGCACTGCCGCGGAGCCCGGGGCGAACTGATGCTTGCCGGGCTTTAGGATATATTTTTTTGTCATAGGATCATTAGTCATTAGGTCATTAGTTGATGTTGATGAATTTTATGGTCATTAGCCATTTTATAATGACTAATGACCGAATGACGCAATGATTATGCGGCCACTAAAGTCTCTAATGCTGCTATTGTACTGGCGTAAGTAGCTGTGCCAGACTGTGGCGCGATAGATACCGCGCGTGGAGGGTAGGGTTCCTTCAGTTTATCCGGATTGGTAAGTTTTAACTTGTAACCCCCGTCCAATGTTTCATCGGCTGCATTGCGTTCCGCATCGGTCAGGATCAGTCCATTTACGGCTCCGAAAAGCTCGATAGCCGAATCGCTGGATTTGTAATTGTTAACCGTGATGGCGCAAACCCTGCCGTAACCCATGGCGGTTAACTGTGTTTTGATATCAACAGACAGCCCGGCGATATTAAAGTCTATTTCTTCGGTGTAGCGCGGACCAACCTGTGTTTTGGCCAGTTTGGAAGTAGTACCAAAGCTGTTGTTGGTGCCTTCAAATTTGTAAACTTTAGCCGCGCTAACCGCTGTTAAACCGGTTACGATAAGCGGATTGGTGATATCATAAGTGAGTGCAATATCATCCTGGTTAAAGATGTAGACCACATCTTCGATGCCCGCTGTAATGGGATCAGCCGTACCCAGCTTAAACCCTGCATTTATTTTATTATAAATTGACATATTTTAATTAGTGATTGATTGAATTAGTGATTAGGCCAGGTTTTGAGTTATTGAATTATTGTAGCGAGTTTTTCAATTCCCTAAATCAATAATTCAATAACTCAGTAATTAAACTACGCGCTCAGGTAGAATAGCTCGTTGGCGAATTTGTAGTTTACCGCGGCTTTCATGCGGGCCTTCATGCGCACTACGTTGTCATTAGTGTAGGGTTTCATGTAAACGGTTGATAGTTCCGAAGCATCACCCAATAGATCCACTCCTAAGAACAAGTTTGACGAGCGTGCACCGAGGATGGTATTGGCTTGCCAGTGGTTCATCAATTGTAATGGTAAACCCAAGTAGTCCATCTTTTTAGGATCGGTGAAAGCGTTAAGTACATTAACCGCTTTATCTGCCTGTGCCTGGGCGTAGGCATAACCTACGTGTAATGGGATCTGTAGGTTAAAATCAGATTGGCTACGATCGGCTGGATCCAATTGTGCATAGATGCCGGCCAGTACGCCTAATACATTGCTGGCATTGATGTAGCTAACAGTTGCCGCTGTTGATGTACCGGTGAAGGTTGCCGGTTTTCGGGTGTTTACCTCGTTAAAGTTACGTACCAGCTTGAAGCTTGTAGCGCTTACTACTTTAATGAAGTACGATTGTCCCTGTACGTTGATACCAGTAGCTCCGTTGGTAGTATCCTTGCTGCTGCCGGTTACACCGGTAATAGTAACCACGTCGCCATCACGTAAAGTGGCTGTGCTGGCTACGGTTACTATACCTGATGCATCAATAGCGGTTGCCGCCATGGATGTGGCTGATTTGCCCAGATCAACTTTGTAAACTCCGGATGCGGCAGCTATGGTTGGTAATAGACCTGCGAAATCGGCAGTAAAGGCAGCTTCTTTGGTGGCACTTTTGCCTAACCAATACAGGCGCTCGTTAGCTATTTGTATTTTGGTTAAATAACGTTGCACCATAAAGTCAGACAGGTCAACAATGCCTTCATAGTCCATAAACGCGCCCGGTTTCAAGGCTTGGGCTTCCCATGATTGAGCCAGCTTGTCCCATTGTTCCTGCTTCATGAATTCGTACACTACGGGATCAAGGTAGCTTTCAGTTTGCTGAGCGGTGGTACCCTGATCGGTGAACAGACCGGATGGGTTTTGTAGTACAACGTCGTCATCAACATCAAGTATAACCTTGCGCGATTTTACGTCGTTAATTACGGTGAGCAGGCCACGCTTTACGGAATCGGCTTCCAGCAGTGTGCTTGCCATGAACCCGGCCAGCGCTTCGCCGGCATAGGTGTTGTTAGTGAATGTAAATTGAGCCATTTGTTTTTTTAGAATATTGTTTGATTGTTAGTATGCAGTTTGCCGTAGGCAGTATGCAGTTATGAAGGGGTTAGGATTTGATGAACTAACTGCAAACCGTTAACTGCCAACTATTTTGAAATTGCTTTTTTAACCGCGTTTTTAGCTATTTCGCTTTGTGGGGCGAAGAATGGGGTTGCCTCTGCTTTTGCTTTGTTGCTGCGTTTGGAACCTTCGGGTGTAAAGGTTGATTTGATTTCGTTTTTAACCTCTACGCGTGTTTTTTGCAGGCTGTTATTAGCTGCTTCCAAGGCCGCTTTGGCTTCGCTCAGTAATGCGTTCTGAGCATGAAGCCTGGCTTTGAGTTGCTGCACACGGTTTTCAATATCGGCAGGTTTTTTTGACGATTTAAATTTATCCTCGGGCAGATCGTCATCATCGTCCTCGTCGCTGGCATCGGTTTCGCAGGGACTTACCTTTTGAACCTGACCTTTTTGTACGGCTATTTTTTTGCCGTCAGCAGTGGTGTAGGTGTCGGCAGGGGCAGGAGTGGTCATGTCTTCGTCCTGGTACACTTCGGTGCCCTCGCCAATGTCGGCGGCGTGATGCAGCGTGCCTTTGTCGGTAATGGTTTGCTTGTTTACCACTTTTTTGAAGAAGTTCATAATCTTATCCAAAACCGACGTGGTTTTCTCGATAAGTTCTTTGTTTTCGATGTTCATGTTGTTTTTATTGTTTAAGATTTTGTTAATGCATCGCTGGTAAACCGCGGGGGCGGTATCGGTGTATTTTTGGATGAGGGCGCTGTTGGTAATGGGCGAATTGTAATCATCAATGCGGTCAATAAAGCCCAGATCAAGGGCCTGGTCGGCAGTCATCCAGGTAACGGAATTGATAAGACTGTTGATGGTGAGGCCGTCTAATCCTGATTTATCCATGTAGATCTGTGCCAGGCGCGATTGTACTACATTCAACATCTGCACATCTTTTAAAAGCTCATCGGCATTACCGCCAGAGCCTATCATAGGTTTGTGGATCATGAGCAAGGCATATTTGCCCATCACGACCTGCTGGCCGCCCATTGCCACAACCGAAGCTGCAGAGGCGGCCAGTGCGTCTATGTAAGTAGTTACCCTGCCGGGATATTTTTTAAGCAAGTCATAAATGGCGATGGCATCAAACGCGCTGCCACCTACAGAGCTGATGTGGACTTCTACATCGGCACCGGCTGCTGCCTCCAGCTGTTGTTTGATGTAAGATGATGACAAGGTGCCCGAACCTATACAGTCGGTTTCGGTATCATGTAAATAAATTTTGTAACTCATTTGTTGGGATATTAGATGTGTGTATTGAGTATTGAGATTGTCTGAATCAGAATTCGCAGGATTTTAGAATGCACAGAATAATTCTGGGAATTAATTAATTCTGAAATTCTGATTCAGACAGGAGCTTTTGAAGTTGTGCCGGCTATTAAATATGAAGCAGGATTGCTCCTGTGTTTAATATGCCGATTGGCATAAATCAAAGGTCGTGATTAGTTTTTATTTTGGTGGTGACAGTGTTTTGTCGGTGGGTGGCTGAACCTTGATTTTCCTGATTTTAGGATTGAGGGATCATTGCAATTGGAATCAAGGCAATCTTATGATCCTAAGAGTCATGGTTCAGACTAATTGATATTCAAATATCGGGACAATTATTTATTAGCGTGGTGACAGTAGTTTGTCAGTAGGAGATTCTGTATAGTAGGTGAGTTACTCGCAACGGTCAACTCGCCACCTAATCTATTCTGAAAAGCAATTCAATGCCCGCCAAATGGTACGCTCATCTTTACTGAACTTGACTTCTGCCTCCAGTACTGCTTGGTTTTTGCTGATGCCGCGTGTTTGCATCTGGGCATCTACCCACAGATAAATTTCGCGATAGGTAAATATTTTGGTAGTGATGAAACCAGCCTTGTACATGGCCGAAAATACGCCTTCATCAAACAGGGTGTTGGCAAGTTGGATGTTCATGTTTAAATGATAATTTTATATAGATGTTTGAAACTGAAATTCCTGATCTTATAGGTAATGCCAGGGTAATTTGTTATGCCGTTACTAATTTGTCATCGCCTACAGGTAATACCCAACATTTTGTGAATGGTAAATTACAAGATGCTGCTTATGGATTGGCCATTTGTCAATATAAACCAGAAGAGGGATACTACTTATTTTATTGTAACAGTGATTGGGTAGAATTTGCCGACACCTGGCATGAAACAATTGACGATGCAAAAGATCAGGCCGAATATGAGTACACTGGTATAACTGATTTTTGGAGATACAAATAAATCCAACTTCCTAATACCCCCTTCAGGGGATTAGGGGGCTTACAGATTTACCCTGTTCACCGTTTGGGCCAGAATGTTTTGCTGGTTGTTGATGTCTTTAACATCTACATAAACAGGAGGGAAGTTATTAATCATCTGGTAGGCCAGGGTGTTGGCGAGCTCTTTTACATCATTAACCGGCTGGTTGTAATAGCGGTTGGCATTGCCGCCATCGGTAAATATACCGCCTATGGCATAACCGCGACTGGTATTGGGCATCGAGAAATCCCTGCCGCCGTGTGCCACGTTGATGGCGCTCACCAGGTTGCGTGCCCAGGGATTGCGCATGGCTTCGGATACCACAATAGCTTCGCCCGAACGCAGGTAGGCATTGGTATTATCGTTACGACTATAGCCGGGTAGCAGGGCACCGCGCCCGTCCGATTGGTAATGCAGACCGCCTTTGGCATATTGCGGCGGTTTTTGGACAGCAATGGTGGCTACCTGTATAGCTGTTGCAGCAATAATGCCCGGAATAACAAAAGGGGCCAGGATGCCTGTTTGCGAAGTTGCCTTGGTAACCGCCAATGCACCATTGATAACCGCCTGTAATATGGATGCCTTTTGTTCTGATTTAAAGGCTTTTACCTTTTCGGCGGCTTCCTGTTTTTGGTACTTGGCTTCGATGGCCTGGCGTTGGGTGCTGGTCAAGCTTTTATTGCTTAGTTCGGCGGCTTTGTCTTTTTCCAGGCCCTTTATTTTGGCATCGCTTTGGTTTTTGATATTATTTTGAAGGATTGAAAACGCTGCGTTGGAAACCTGTTGTGCCGTTTGTTGAATAAATTCATTACGTTGTTGCTCATATTGTTTGGTTAATTGAGTAATAGCCTCTTGTTTTTGAATTTCCAGCTCTTTGATCTTATCGGCATTGCCTGCAGCCAGTTTTATTTCATAGTTGTACTTATCTGTGATCAGCTGTTTCTCGGCATCCAGTTTTTGACCAGGGAGGATGGCTTTATCAACGTTTTTTTGGTCCTTGGCCATTACATCATTATGCTCAATCATGTCCTGCATGTGCTTTTTGGCTTCGTCAAAATCATTTTTATTAAAAAATTGTATCTTATCACCAATGGCCAGGTGGAATTTTTCCTGTAATTGTTCGGCTTGTTTATTATAATCATCCTGGCTGATCAGTTTCTTACTCAACTGATCATTTAATAAAGACAATTCGATATCATAATGTTGCTTATCCAGTTCAATTTGTTTGGCAAAAGTGATGGATTTGGCTTCGAGTAAATCGGAGCTGCGGGTTTGGGTAGTTTTTTTAACGCTGGCTTTTTTAAGTTTCGTAGGAGTTGCTATTTCCGTATTATTATCCTGAGCCATCATTTTTGCAATTTTGTTATTGCCTCCAGCAAATTTCACAAGGAAATCAATTTGATCTTTTAGTATTTTCTTATCTTGGTCTGCTTGGGCCTGTGCAAGATTTGCTCTATCTTTTATAGCTTTCCTAAGTGAACCAAATGTTGCACCTCTGCCGCCACCTTGTGCCGAAAAATTGTCGGATACTGTGCCTGTGTTTGCTAATTCATGAGCTTTTGCATTATTTATCTTTTCTTTTTTTAAATCAAGATCTAATATTTGTGCGCTAAGCTTCTCTATTTTAGCTTCGGCGGCTCTTGCTCTTGCATTTTCAAATATTGATTTAGTAAGTTCATCATAACTTTTTTTAGCATTACCGTTCAAAATACTTTCATCACTTATAGCTTTAAGATGTTCAGGAAATTCTTTTTTGAGCTCTTTTACGCTTTTAATTCTATCACTATAGCCGTTATTTACATCTGTAGCTGATTTATATAAAATTTGTAACCTGGTAATTTCTGAGGATGCCTCTTTGTTGGAATCCTTCATTACATCGTTTAGGTTTTTAAAGTTTAGAGCCATTGCATTCGTGGCGTCTTTTCCCATAAATAATGCTTTTGCAAAATTTATAATTTCGGGAAGGAAAGCAACTACGATGGACAAGCCACCAGTTAAAGCAACCTGCCATCCTTTAATTACATCTACAAAAAGATTAATTACACTTAGCCACGATGCGAAAGAATTAGAGGCTTTTGAAACTTTTTCATCAACCTTATCTCCGGTGGATATAAATTCCTGATTTTTGGTATTAAGTTTAGTTAGCGATTCGGTGTACTTAGACAAATTTCTATCTAAGTTATTTAGATTGTTTGAAAACGAATTAAATGGCTGTGAAAGGCTATTTATTGAATTTCGTAGACTATCAAATGATCTAACGTAGCTATCTATTTGTTTTTGTCCATCGCCTGTTACGGTAACATCGATGGAAATTTTGTTGTCATCTGCCATTTGTATAGATTTAAATAGTAAATTGATTGGATATGAAAATTTTGAAATCAAAAAGTTTTAGAGAACATGAGAGCTTAGCAGTTTTTGTAAACGAGCAAGGAATTAGAAAGGAAGACATTTTAATTATAACGATGAAAGAATATGGATTCTTCTTGTTTTATTATGCTGAAAAGTAACTGAAGTGTAAAGCGTATTTGCAACGAGTATCAATATAATATTGAACATGTGCCTATCAGCATAATGTAAAATGCACAATGACACGAGGTATATAAAGCGGACTAAGTGGACTCGTGTTGTCTAATAGTCACAGGTAGCTGGCTTACAAGAAACAACCTTAGCTGACGCAGGTATGTCGCGTGTGTTTTCAATATCCGGGCTAAATCTATTCATTAGATACACTCACGACAGGCGTGCGCCAGTAGGAGGCCACTTTATTCTATTATGTAAAAAATGCTATTTGGCATATTCGTATTTGCGAAAAATCATTCTAATGTATTTAGTTGTATTATAAATCTTCGATTTATTACTTCGTTTGTTTAGTTATACTTTTAATCTTAAAATTAAGTTCGGGTGACGAAAATATATCTCTGTCATCGTAATTATTGCCGTGAAAATTAATATCACCTACTATATCATCTTTTTCAAATGAACCATTTACAAAAATCTGGTCGCCGGTTAATAACTTTTTTAACTGATTTTTAACCGTAGTGTCGCTCATTGATACTTTTGAATGGAGTATGATAACTTTGAATTCAGATGGATCTTCATATTTACCCATCTTTTTTGAAATATTTAAAGTAACATCAATATAATCGAGCAATTTGTCAACAGAAATTTCATGAACAACGGCAGGCCATTGCTTAACATCATCGTGCAGGCTATCTGTAATAAATTTTATTAATTCAGTTTTCCCGTTTTCAAGCGCCTCGGTCTTTTTTATATCGTTTGACTCATAAAAATAAAGAGAATCAGCCGTATTGAACTTTTTAATTAATGCCAGTTGCGTAGCCGGTCGGTTATCCGTTATTTTATTTTCTGGTGCCGAATTACATCCAGCAATAATAAGTGAAAGTAGAAGTAAGTTGGAAATTTTCATGCTTTAAAACGGCTTAGGTTTTATTAATCTTGTTTGCTAATTATTTTAGTAAAAATAAACAATAGAATAATGAATTGCAAATAATAATTAAAGTTGTGGATAATATTGCAGTGATAAGATCGAATACCCCAGGCCAAAACCTGTAACAAAATACCGGGTTCATCATCCTATTGAAAAATTAGCCATATGATCGTTTTAAAATCCGATTACTTTAGTAGCCATGAACGCCTTACCCGCTTTATCAATGAAAATCACATTAAACGTGAGGATATATTGGTTATTACCCAGGATCATCTGAGCATGTTCACTATGTTTTTTTACGGAAATGACTCGATTGAGGAGATAACACACGGCATGTTCTCTTAACCCAGCTTCACCAACTCTACCTTAGTAGGCTGCCCGCTGCGCCAGCTGTCAATTTTGTTGATATAGTAATAACAGCCATCCTGCTCCAGGTAAACGGGAATAAGCAGGTTAAGTTCCAGGATATCGCGCGGGCTGAGCAGAAAGTAACGTACTATCTTTTTGGTTTGCCGCAGTATCTTTTCCAGTTCGGGGTAATAGGCTATTCGCAGATCTTCCCACAGTAAGCTGAATTCGCCGCCCGGTTTATAAAAATAGGGCACAGATATGATATCATTCACCATAATGTGGTTAAGCCCATCGGTAAAGGTAACTGATGGCGCACCGTTTTGCTGGCGCAGGTCGATCTTTTGATCTATCAGCAAACGCGGTTGCGTATTGATGCTGAAATCAACAGCATCGGCATCCTGTGTGGTATCTATCTTTAATATCTGCGCCATGTTACCGCCAATGTAGGATCGGTTAAGGGTAGGAGCAAACTGGCTCTCGAACAGGGCGGTGGTTAAAGGCAGGGTTTTATCGGCCACATTGATCTGCGAGTTGCCGAAGTTTTTGGGTAAAATGGCGTCATCCTCCTTATAGGTTATGGTGTTTACCTGGGCGTAGTTACCCAGCTGAAAGGAAACGGTTTTGCCCTGATCAACACATTTGCTTGTCCAGTTTGTGGCCACGGGTATATTATTCACAATATCGCGGAAGGACGAAAAAGTAACCGTGCGCGTGGTATTATTGGTTTGGCAAATAATGCCAAAACGCTGCAGGGCATCTTTCAACAAATCTTTTTGGGTAATATCCGGGAAAATGCGCTCGCACTGGATATCCTGACCGAATAATACGTCCTGATTATCAGCCTTAATAGTTAGCTCTGTACCGCCGGGCATACTAAACCGCGAGCCGGTGTAGCCTTTAAATTCATACCCTACATGCAGCTGCCCGCCTATAGGTAACTCCGCATCGGTGGAGAGGGTTACGGGATCCGTGGTATTTTTATAAGCGAAGAGATTAAAAAAGCCCGATTGCTTATCAATAACGATATTATTTTTCAGATCGAAATTATGGCTAGCCAACTTTAGCTCACCATTTGAAGGATCGGTATAAATGATATTGATATCTAAGTTGGAGGCATAATCGCCAACAAACTTGCCGTAGAAATAAAAGGAAGGTATTTTTACCGTAATGGTAACTTTAGTCACCGCCTTTGCGACATATCTGCCGGCCGATGCCTGGTAATTTTGATCACTGTTGATCACGTTTTTAAAAACAACTGTGCCTATATTGTTCTGAACCCCGGGATGCGATACATTCAGCGCATCGCCTAATGACGCATTTACGCCAAGAGTTGCAGAGTTTTGATAATCGGTACCGTGCTCAAAATTGTCATTGGCAAACTGCACGATCAATTTATCATACATGGGTTGTTTGAGCAGAAACGAACTTTGATCAATCTTGTACCCTGCTGTTTGCGCAAACAGTTCGATAGCTGTTTTCAGGAAAAAGCCTGGTCGCTGGTAGCGTACATCAATTTGAGGGTTATTTAAAAAATCAGTAGCTATCCGGCCGTAATCAACCACAGGCCATATATAACCGCTGGTGTTGTTTTGCGAATGAGCAACCTTATTCAGATCCCATGTATGCTGATAAGGCACAAAAGCATTCTGTTTACCTATATCGGTAGTGTTATCGCCCATGTCATAGATTTTTACGTCCAGCACGTCGAAGAAATCAACATTGCCACTGAGCACTGTGACGCTGGCGGTATCCTGCTCAATGAGATTAAGCTGAGCGATAGCCGATGGAACGATCTCCAGTCCATCCTGTATGATCCTGGCTTCGTAATTATCATAGGGCAGGTTAGTGGTAAACAACACATCATCCGGGAAGCCCAGGATCTGCCGGTTGCGCTGTGTTAAGGGCAGCTTAAACTGATTGCTGGTATTGCCCTGTTGGTTCTTCACCTCTGCCAGGTTATTGATCTGGAAGGTGAGCGCAATGGGGCTGTCGTCACTAAGGTCGACCAGTTGATTGTTGAGGTATAGTTGTATCTGGTTCATGTTAAGTATAAAGTCGGGAGTCTTAAGTACGAAGTCGTCGTCATAAAATCAAGTCTCAGAACTCATGACTTACGACTAAAAACTTACACTACTGCGTTTGAATATTAATAGACGGCATATTGAACGTTACGCTGAATGGCGCCTGCCCGTTGCGGGTTTCATACTCGCTGTAAGTAGCGGTATTAATCACGATGGTTTGCCATTTTACAGGGTTTTTGTTCAGCAGCATCTGCACCTTGGGCGAGTATTTGATGGATTGTAAACCTTTGATATCATTAACCGATAGATCCTCGGCCATTACCTTCATTTTTTGCCCGGCTGTTTTGCTGATCACCTGTTCAATACCTTCCTGGTTTTCCCAGTCACTTACAAAATTCTTGATGATCACGGCGTTCTGTACGTCCAAACTTACCTCTTGATTAAAGACAAAACGATAGTATTCCCAGCTTCCGCTTAATCCTATCCAGCGCAGGTAAACGGAATTATCATCAACAGCATCATCTATCCTGATGGTTTGGGTTTGGGTAACGGTATGGGGAATGTTCTGATCGTCATTGTATTTAAGGGCAAGGTTCATATAAAAAGCCTCACGCGGGAAACTGCCGCTAATGCGCAGGCGGTTAAGCCCCAGTTGAGCGGATAGAGGCGTGTTTATCTGTGTTTGATCGGCAATGATAAATGAACTGCCATCTTCATTCAATAACCAGGAACCATCCTCATTAAGCAGGTAACTGGTTTGTTGCCCGCCGGCAAGTGGGTTACGGTTAATATCCAATAAAATAAGCTCTGCATATAGCTGTAGCCCCAGCAGATCTTCACTATAAATGAAGCCAATGTCAAAAGGATAACTAATGGAGTAAGCCGGCTCTGCAAAATCAGTTACCCAGCGGGCCAGTAGTGTAGGGTTGCTCATCGTTTTAAAAGGTACATAAGCTGCCAGGTTACCACCATAACGCTCGCCCAGTTGTTTGGCGGCATACATCACGTAAAACGGATAGGGTAGCAGGGTAAAGGGCGATGTGAAGCCTTCGGTTGTTCCGTCATCATAATGCTCGGCATATTCAATCTGATAGCTGGCGCTCAGGTTGTCGTCCCTGAAATTGGTCAGCGTATAATCGCTACTATCAACCGGACGTAATAAACTTTGCAAAAAGTTCGACAGGTCGGCTTTAATAATCCCTTCATTGTTTGGTCTGTTGGTGGCGGTGATAGTGTTTTGCCTGCCACTAAGTTTATCCTGGTAGGTAATGCGCGTAATTACGTTGTAATACGGTCGCATACTGTTAATGTTGATATAACCACCTGCATTGCCATTAAAGGGCGTTGTAATGGTAATTTCGTTATTGTTACCTGCTTTATCAACTACATATACACCCTGATATATGCCGGCATTCACATATAGCTTGTCGCCGGTAACAACTTTGTATTTGCCCGTTTTAGAATCAAGCAACGTAGTATTTACCGCTATTTTGGCGTACCCCTTTTCGTTGTCTTGTGTGATGCTGATGATGCCAAAATCCTTACGCTGATAGGTAAATACAATGGGATTAAAGGCCGCGTTCCAACGGGATATATTGCCTCCGCCCAGGTTTACTGACGGATCATCGATCAATAAACCGGATGTGGTTGGTATGGTAATAAAAGCCTGGGCTGTGCAACCTAATGGGTTACTGTCTTTTACCATGGGTTGTACCAGTCCTCCGCTTAAGCCTGTAAAAGTGGGTGACAGCTGCCAGGATGCACCGAAATTATTGCTGTACTGTATAGGGGCATAGCTTGATGACGCGTTAATGGTGATCTGCGCGTCGGCTGCACCTACGGCCGATTCGGGTTTATCTACATTAACATAATTGATCTTCAGATCGCACACACCCGGATTAGTAGGCGGCGGACCATCTCCCGGCTGTAAGGAAACTATCGAAAAAGTGGTATAAGTACTGGAAATGGGATCACCTTGCGGACTATAATGGCTTTCGCGCAGCACCCCGCTATATATTTTTACGGACTGACCGGGTACAGTAACGGTTTCGGTACTGGAATAGCCATCTGTGTTGACCTGGTAGGTTACCACGCAATTATTGCCATTGGTATATTGCCCCGTCGTGGTATCAATAATGGATATCAATACATCGGCAGTATCAATCTCGCCTCCGTTTTGATCAGGGTAAGTACTTACCCAGTTAGTTTCTTCTATTATAGCTAAAATGCCCATCTTGGTGGTTAATTATTGAGTTATTGAATGAGTTATTGTCTGAATCAGAATTTACAGGATTTTAGAATTAACCGAATGCAAGTCATTTCTATTCTGAACATTTTAAAATCCTGTAAATTCTGATTCAGACAATAATTAAAACGTATCAAAGTACATGGTTGATAAGGAAATAGTTAAACCAATGCCAGTAGTATTGGCGTCGAACTTATTATAAACCGGCTGGCATTTAGCCTTGCTGCCCGCCTTGATGCGGAAGTACCGGCCGTCGCCATCGCGGTATTTGGCGGCTTTTACAATAAATTCATTGGCCAGCCTCAAAGCCTGGTTTACAAAAGTTTCGTTTTCTGCAGTGTATTGTCCAAACTCAGTTTGGTATAGGAATTCAATGTAGGCAGTAAACACATTGTCTACCGATCCGTTAACCTGTGGCGATACATCAATGGGTTGTAATGGATACATGAATACACACGGAAAGGCCGTTACATCATCGGCAAGGGTATTGAGTTCTGTTTGTGTACCGTAAGCAAACGTAGGGTTGCCCGTAAGGGTTTGTACTATAGCTTCTATTTGGTTGCGCATGTTTTGTGAGGGGTTGATTGAGTTGATTGGTGAGTGGTTGATTAAGGGAGTGGTTGATTGAGTGAATAGTGAGTTTTGTCTACGTTGTTTAACATATTTAAAAACCACTCACTTAATCAACCACTCACTACCTCACTATACTTCCGTTGATATTCCGCTTCGGTCTTGTTGAGCAGGAGTTTGGTGAGCACACGCTCATAGGGCATGTTCATGATGATATCCCATTTGGTTATATCGCCGCCGGCCAGTGAGTTGATGGTATTGATATATTTGAATTTCTCGAACGACTGGATGCCCGCCCGTTTTTCCAGCGCTGTAGGAGCCGATGCCAGTAACCGGTTTTCGGCTTCCATAAGTTGGGATAACAGAAAAAAAAATGGCGCGCGATGGGTAGTGCCTCCGTTACCCGCATTTTTTTTATTTCGTTACAAAATTCCTCAGCCTGGTATTCATTGTACTTTTGCCCGGTGGCCTTGCAAAAAAAGTAATGGGCCAGCACCTGGCAGCAGGCACTTAATGACGGGTTAAAACGTTCCTGCCAGTCTTCCTGGCCATGCTCTTTAATGTGGTTATTAATCTCCTCGGCAATAATATCCCTGGCCGCCATAAATGCCCCGGTCGGTTCAACCGAAAGATCATGGCTTACTTTTACATTTTTCTGCACCTGCTTTTCCCGGGCATCATGTAAAATAAAAACAACCTCTTTAGGTATTACCTCGCTGTTGTACAGGTGTTTGATCTGGTGCGACAGGGCTAATACTGTCTCGGTAAATACCTGAAAATCGTCAACACTCTTTACATTGTATAATTCATCAACAGCAATGCCCGAAAGTATACCGATAGCTTCAATATCATTCAGATCGGGCTTTTGCTGCATGGCCATTATTTGCCCGAGTGTTACCTCGTTTAATTCCGTGGGAATTTTTACCGATAACTTGCCGGTGATTGTTTTGAGTGTTTTTTCGATCATGGTTTATTGTGGTTCATGGTTCATAGTTTTCTAAAGTTGATGATCTATGGTTTACAGGTAGGTATTCGGAAGATTGTTTTTGGCTAAAGCCAGGGAGTATTTCCATAATCCGCCCCATAAATGGGACGGCAATGAATAAAAGCGATTGATTTATCCTTCATTGCCGTTGGTTTTAACCAACGGACTACAATTAAACAGTTATGGGCTTTAGCCAAATCCAGCACCTAGCATTTATTTTAATTCTTCCAAACATCTATGAACTATGAACCATCAACTATAAGCCCTTAACGTATCATCTGTTCAAAAACTCCGGTTATGGAGTGGAAGTTTGACACAAATGGTAAATGTGATTTCAGTTTACCTTCGCTGCTGATCTTCAGCTTATTTAAGGCAACATAACGCAGTGGATCTATCAGGTGGTTCCATTTATCAACAGGTTGATTAATGGTTTTGCCCGATTGATCTACACGCCATTTATAGCGGTTAAGCTCATTGCGTAAGTTGACGCTGTTGCGGGTTACATTTATTTTGTAACGTTTAAGTATGTCGATAGAGTTTTTAACACTATCTGCACCTTTTTTAGCGCCCGTAACATACCATCCCATGCGCTTGAGGTCTTCTATTGATTTTGGTTCGGCGCTATCAGCAATGATCTCCGTTCTTTTACTTACGCCGCAAGCTTTAAGTCTTTCAGCTATATCGGTATTGGTTAAACCGGTTTCATAAAACAGTTCGTTAACCCAGAGCTCGCCATTTTGCCGGTACACCAGCAGGCAGCCGGTTTGATCGTTAGTGAAACCAAAATCGAGGCCGGCAGCAATAAGCTTTGCATCTGGCGGTACCTGTTCGCAGAGATACCAGTTGTTAAATATCAGGCCAGTGATCTTGCCGGTAATGCCACGGGCATATACTTTCCACAATTCTATATCATCTTTCTTTAATGATTCGATCTTATCCCGCATAGATTGATCAAGATAGGGGTTATGCCGGTGATCAGAAATGATCAACTGTACATTGGGTTGTCCTATCAGCTTTTCATGTACCCAAAAGCCGATATTGGGATTGTAGTCAATAAAAATACGTCGTTTGGTACGCAGGGCCAGCTCATGATAAACATCCCAGGTTATACCATTAGCCTCGTTCACAAATAAATAGTCGCGCTTTCCTGATTTGGCGTCCTGGGCATTATCGTAGCTTTTGAATTCGATAATTGAGCCATTAGTAAACTCAAACACCCTGTCGGTTTTATTGAAATTTTTTACCGTGTTCTGTAAAGCTTCGGATTCCTGGTAGATATTTAAGGCATCGCGTAGTGCCCCCGCTTTTAAATTAGGTATATCCTGGGCCACTACGGTTATCACTAATTTGGAGGTCTGGCATGCCAGGCAAAATAGAACTTGTTCAATGGCGTAGGTCTTGCCCGAACTGGTGCCACCCTGGTTCACAATCACCTGGGCATTGGAGAAATAGTTTTGCCCAAAAAGGACCGACCCTCCAAAACCGTTAAATGGAGGCGCATTGATGTCATTCATCATGATGTATAGCGTTAAGATTTTTTTGTTGAAACCCCATCGCCAGAGATGACGGAGAGCTTGTTATGTTAAAAATGCCATTTGGCATAAATGAATTCAAATATACTAATAAATTTCGGATTTTGGATGTTCGATTTCAGATTTTATTTTTGGAGCAAGGAGTAAGAACTTTAAGATTTATTTTTGATTTTGAATAGCGTAAACATTAAATTCAACTTTCCAAATCTGAAAATTCGAAATTAAGATAAATCCGAAATCGAACATCCGAAATCCGAAATCAAAGAATCACTTCCTTTTCACTGCCCACAGGTAGGGGACCGGTGTTTACGATCTGCACTTTGAGGTTATTGTCGGTTTTGGCGGGCTTTTGTACTTCAGGTTTATCATTCCAGCCCAGGGTTTTCAAAGCAAATATAACCCCGGTAGGTGTTTGGTATAAGCGCGACTCATAAGCGGCTTCTAAGCGCAGGCGTCCGCGTTTTAATACATGGGCATGTTTGCCGCTAAGCTCATAAGCCTCAAACTCCTGTTTGCTGCTAAAGCCCAGGAACAGTGCCATGCCCGCGATGGTGGCGGCTACTGGCTCACGATCCCATACTTTTTGTGCTGTTAGGGTGGGATCTTTTCCATTCGCTGGTTTTTGTTCGATATGGGATGTACCCTCAATGTGTTTAAAATACTGATCAATACGGTTGGCTAACACCGCCGCCGATTTTGAATAATAGGTATGAATTTTCATAAATTAATGTTTGAATTGGTGAGCAAGGATCTTTAATCCAAAGAATATGAAATGAATTCCGATTGGAATAATCACAAACAAATATCGGAAATAAATTTATAAAATGCTAACTTTTTTGGTAATTTATTATAAAAGACTGATAAGTAGGTTGATATTTTTTGAACCCCCATCTAATGCCAATACATGGCAAATGGCCATAAAATGTAGGCCAGCCAATGTACTTTATATTTGGAAAGTAAGGATTTATAACGCAAAATTTAGCTGTAACCTTTGTTTGATACCTGTCAAATTAGTTTATTAAACCAACCATTTGGCTTATTATTTTTATTATTGCAGCTGATAACCATTTATCTACCCTGGTACTATCGTAATGCGCCTACAAAAAATACTCGTTCTGATCTTTACTTTGGCAGTTTTCTTTTTCGCTAATGAAAAAGCATATGCGCAGGATAAGCGGTATATTCCTCTGGGGCATCCCAAATTTAAAGATACCCTGATAGTAGCCCATCCGGATACCACTTTTGAAAAGGATATTTTTGATGTTATCAAATCAATATTTGACAAAAATTACAAAGAAAGCAAGGCCGATTCGGTGACCACAAAACCGGTGTTCTCCATTGTGCCCGCGGTAGGTTATACCTTGCAAACAGATCTGGCAGGTACCTTATCTGGCAATGTGGTTTTTAGAACGGCCCCAAATACCCGGATCTCTACCATTACAATCAACCCGGCATATACTCAAAAAAAGCAGGTGATCATTCCCTTGTTGTCGAACATATGGACAAAAAACAACAAGTATGATTTCATTGGCGATTTCAGGTTTTACAAATATCCGCAAAGTACTTATGGCCTGGGAAGCCATTCCAATCTGGCCGATGAAAACCCGCTTGATTATTCATTCTTTCGATTTTCGGAAACGGTATTGAAACAAATATTCGGCAATTTTTATGCTGGTTTGGGTTATATTTTTGATGATCGCTGGAACATGTCTGAGAAGGGACAGTTTAACGGCGGCGTTTCTGATTATAAAAGATACGGGCCTATTACCCGCGCTATTTCAACAGGTATTACATTTAACGCCCTGTTTGATAGCCGCGACAATTCTATAAATCCTTCCCGGGGCTTTTACGCGTCGATGCAGTACCGCGATAATTATTCCTTTCTGGGTAGTACATCTCCCTGGCGTTCTTTAATTATCGATGTACGTAAGTATTATAAGCTTCCGGCGGAGTCTGATAATGTATTGGCTTTTTGGTCATACGATTGGCTGGTGATCAACGGACGCCCCGCCTATCTCGACTTACCAGCTACCGGCTACGATCCCAGTAACACAACGGGCCGGGGATATATCCAGGGACGATTCAGGGGCGCGCAAATGGTTTACCTGGAAAGCGAATACCGTTTTAGGATCACCCGCAACGGATTATTAGGTGGCGTAGCCTTTATCAACGCGCAGTCATTCTCGGCTGCTCCTGGCTCCGGCTTGCAAAGTATTCAGCCTGGTTTTGGCCCCGGTTTGCGAATCAAGCTCAATAAAGTATCCAAAACTAACATCGCTATTGATTATGGCTTCGGCCGCGAAGGTTCCAGGGGCCTGTTCATCAATGTTGGCGAAGTATTTTAGAGATATTATTTACGATTATCTTTTTTATAGATCCGCAAATACAATATTTTTTGCGAGGTTAATAATAATGGTCATTAATTGTAAAAAAATGTTAAATTTTTGTTTAAAGCCATCAAATTGATAAAATTAAAACTATTTATTATTAAATTTAGCCATCTATTAGCCTATGAACAGTATTCGGTTTACTAAATGGTTATTTTCTGCTCTTTTGCTCATCTCGGTGACTATTTCGTCATGCCAGAAAGATGAGAATGTAAAGAGTATGGATTCCACTAAGTCAATCGCCGCTGCCGATAGCGCTTCCACCATGAGCATTACTAATGGCCCTGGTAACTTTTTAGCTGGTAAAGGAACACTAAAGATTACCATTGAAGATTCCACTTATACTTTTGACGCAGCTACAGACTCCGTAGCTTTTATCAATGTACGTAGCGGTGATAGTAAGTATTTTGGCATTACGGCTATAAACAAGGCTCATACCATGAGTTTTGGTATTAGCTCTGTTGGTTTTGCCGCAGCTAATATGAACAGTAAAGTGGCTGGTAGTCAATTTCTTTTCAAATTAGATGACAAGAATCCTGTATTGCAATATACTTTAACTAAATACGGGGGCAAGGATGATTCCGGAAAAATCAGTATTGAAAAGTACAATAATGATAATCTGATAGCTAAGGGAACTTTCTTTACCTTTTTAGCCAAGGACGATAAAGCTAATTCGCCCTTTTACAGGGTGGAGGGTAGTTTTGAACTCCAACTTAAATAATTTAACTCTTCGTAATTTATTGCCGGATTTTTTAATAACCTTTAAATAACTTTCATTGCGTAATTTAAAGGTAAAAAAGACTAACATATCCACTTCTGCTTTACGTTCATGCTCAAAATACGGCTCTTTTTTTGTACCTTTACGGAAATTTTAAGGAGATTAATGAAAGTATTTATAGCAGGGCTTCCTCTAGAAGTAGATGAAGCCGAATTAACAGCTGTTTTTGGTGATTTTGGGCCGGTTAAATCGCTCAGGATCATTAAGGATCGCGAAACAAAAGAGAGTAGGGGTTTTGGCTTTGTAGAAATGGTTAATGATAATGAGGCGAAAGAAGCCATAAGGTGCATGAATGGTGCAAGTTATTATGGTCGCCGTATTACCGTTAATATTGCTGAAGACAAAGGGCCTGGCTTTAATGGCGGTGGTAATAGCACGGCAGGAAAAGGCAGCTTTAAACGTAATTAAGCCAGAAGTAAGAATATTCTTTTTTGATATAAGCCGGAATACTCCGGCTTTTTTTATGCCCCTCCGATTTTATTATCTATACTATTCTTGAGATTAATATGCCTGAATCATTGATGAGCTACTGATATTGAGGGTGTCCAATAAATAATCAAGCCTTAAATTTAACTCGTTAAGCGGTATTTGGCCGCTTTCAAATGCGGTGGTAAGCAGATCTAATTCTGCGGCGATATTGGGCTTTTGAATACTCAAGTCGGCAGTAGTGTTGTTTAACTGTTGCTGATTCTCTAAAACATTAATTTTATATTCAGCAGCAGTAAGTAGGTAGATCTGTTGTACATCACTGGTGTACAGGTGATTGCTTATCTTACTTTCCTGTTGTTTATTAAACGCAACTAAAAGTATTGCAGCAATAATAGCGGTAATTACAAACATCATTACAGGTTCCATCTTCTTAGTTTTATAATTTAGGTGACTGTAGCGGGAGGCTATCAGTAATTTATTAAATAAATATATGGGTATTATATCTTACTTATTACTGCAATGTTGATAAATCGAACAAATGTTGATAAGTATTTAATTTTTCCTCTTAGTTAAAAAAAACAAACATGTTTTTGTGTTCAGATGGGTTTTTGTACAGGCCTGGCTAACTTGCTTTTTGGGAGACAGAATATTCGCTTTTATAGTTTTAAAGGTATTTAAAGTCGTTTTTCATAACAATAAAATCTCAGCCCGGGTCTAAAACTCAGATCGATTTCACCAGCATAGATATAACCCAGTTTAGGAAATAGCTTTTGAGTAGCCTGGTTGCTGGTATTGGTGTCGATGCGTAATGTTTTTATATTCCGGCGTATGGCTTCGTTCTCGGCTTGTTGTAATAAGGTAGCGGCTATGCCCAATCCTTGATATTGAGGGCTCACAGCAAGGCGATGCGTAACTATGGCAGCCTCTGTAATATCCCAGCCAACTTTGGCGTATTCAGGCTCCTGATCCGTCGTTATTGCGGCAATGCCTGCAATTTGCTCTTCAATCTCCACTACCCAGAGTTGATCCTTACTAATATCATCAGTAAATACGGCAATATTAGGGTAGTGATCGTCCCATTGAAGATTTCCGGATGCTATCATAACAGGTACAACTTCGACAATAAGTTGCATGATCTGGGGGATATCATTTAATGTGGCCAGGCGGATGAGCATATGAATATATTTTTAGTATAATGAATGCCAAGTTATAAAATAGAATAGGGTTTAAATCAACATGCAGTTAGTATGCCTTTAAGCTATGTGCTTATTATTACAGGCTGTAGATGATGCTGGAGAGAAAGACGTAGCTATTCCTTTTAACTATCGATAAGGTTTGTGTTGTTTGAGTTTCAGCTGTATGATAACAACCCATATCATAAACAGGAGTATGGCATAAAAAGCTATATTCTGTAACTTATTGCCAACGCTGAGTTGGTAATTAATGAAATGTAGGATTTTAACCAGCATGTTAATTGCAGTGAGTTGAAATTAATAGGTTTTATTTGGTTGTTTTACAATGGTTTATGATTTCAAAAATAGTGATTTTATATTTTAATACACAAGCTTTTATGCCAGGATCAATACAATGCGATAAGTCTGTAACGGTTGGAGGCATGATAATCATCTCAATGTTCCTATATTTACTATTGAACGGCAAATAATCAATTAAGTGTATAAACTATGACCCTCGTGGAATTTTTAAAATGGCTTAAACGAGAGTCGGAGGATATCGAAAGGTTGAACGCGCGTAATTATTTTACCCATTTAGAACAGCTATTTAAAGTAATAGCATATGATGGCGCACGTTTAGATAAGAAACATGCCCTTATGATCACAACCTACCTGCAATATATTGCTAATACCAAACGCGACGAATTTAGGGATGATCTGTCTAAAAGCGATTTAGGAGAGGTACTGGAAAGCATAAAAACAGATCTGGATTGCATGATCTTTCGAATTGAGCAAGGAAACAAGCCGCTTGTTTAAGCGTGTAGTATAAAATACCATAAGCCCACCAGGCAATGGCGGACTTATGGTGTACACATCAGTGGTTGTGTTTTTTATGGATGTCTTTTACCAGGCACAATTTTTTAATGTCGGCTATTTTAATGATAAAGGGAGCATATTTAAGCCGGTTTCCTATCATTTCTGTGGTATTATCCGAGTGGGCAACTACTTCTTCAGGACTATCGCCAACCAATAATCTTTTATACATACGGTATTCGCCCCATTCAATATAGTATACTTCGCCCGGTAGTATTTTTTTATCGTGTATTACCTTTAAAGCTACCCAACAGCCATTTTCCAGGTAAGGGTACATAGAATGTCCCCAAACCGGCAATGCGAAATCGCAATCTTCAATTCCAGGGAAGTTCATGCGGCCAACTGGCATGGAATCATTAATGTCATTGTAAACCTCTACCCCCGAGGCGGTAGCCGAGATCTCGTACATTGGGATGCCTTCTTCTGTTCTTTTTTCTGTATTTTTTTCTTGAATTGTATCTGTTTTTGCTCCTGAAATAAACTCTGCATATTTTTCTTTAAATATTCTGAGTTTTTCTGGATCTATATTTTGCCTGCTCTTTATTATTTCGGTAATAGAGCTTGGTGAGTTAAAACCAAGAACCTCGGATAACTGAGCGTTCCCCAGGAATGCTTTTCCTTTAAGTTGGTTATAAAGTATGATAAACTCCAGAGTTTCCGGGCGAATAGTTTTGATCTTGTTGGCTTTTGGGGTATCATTCATGTTGATAACTTTTTAAAGATTATTCTTGATTAAAGTAAAGATTATTCTGTATATTTGTCTTGTTGATTTCACTAAAGTACTACATTTTTTTTCAATGGCAAATATATTTAATAAAGAAATTAAAGAATATTTATTACAGAAAAACGTGGAGTAGAAATCAACATCAAGAATACCCAGCCCGTACACAAATTTTTTACCATGCATATAGCCTACTCCGCCATTCAAAAACAAGATGAACAAGACCAACAAAATGCCGCCATTTATTCCGGTAATGAACAAGTTATACGATACCAGGCTTATATAGAGACGTGTGCAAAGTATAGTAAAGAAATAGCGGCTATACAGCAATATATGCCCGGTTGGACCCCGGCTTTCAGATAGCACATCTGCCTAAAAAAACACCCTATTCAGTAAATAAAAACAATACAATGATAAAAATCGCACAAAAACTAAAAGATCAATTATGGTGGCTTATTATATCTGTAGATTACGATTATAGCCGGATTGCCATTGCAGACCACGACTTAAACGACGACACGCTTACGCTTTGGCTGGAAGATAAACAGGATTACAAAAATTCACTGGACGAATGTCTGCAGGTTGATATTAAGGCACGTGAGTTTGCTAAAATATTAAAGGCAGAGGGCCTGAACAGTTATGAAGGCAGTAAAATGCACCCAACCAAAAACTTTGTATATAAAGCACGTATTGAAATAAGTGCTCCATTGAAATGGTATCAGAATGATGCCGCCATAATTGAGCAGCAATGGGCCCGTGAAGCTGTTTTGAAAACTATGCTAACACAGCTGGTTGAAACTGAGGCTGCCCGCATTTATGATTAAGCAAATTTTTGTGCATTTTATTATGCCAAATGGAATTATAATCATAATTTATAAAAACGTCTGAGGCAGGGATATTATCCCTGCCTCAGACGTTTTTGGCTTAAATAGATATGAATTAGGCGCAGCAGGGATCTGTTACTTCACCTTAATCTGCTGTTTTTCTTCTTGTTCCGCCTCTACTAATTCCTCAACCTCGCTGATCGCCTCGGCGGGTTGACTGGCATAGTTCAATTTACGGAAACGCCATTGGGCAAAAGCAGGCTCCTGGAAACGATTGATCAGCTTAAAAAATTTGGGGAAATTGTGTACCTCATCCAGCAATACCCCGGTTACTATGCCATTATTATCCAGTATTTCGCGGATGGTATATTCTTTATCTTTGGTTATCCAGATCTCAAAATCCCTTCTTATTTCTTCGCTTTTTTCAGGATCGATCCTGTCATTTATGCAAATTACCTTGTCTCCTGGTTTCATGATATATATACTATTTGAGCTGAGCTTTATTGTATCCACAGCCATTATACACTACAAAGTACCGCTTTTTAAATCGGAATTGAAAAAACATCGCCAATAATTCTCCGGTTATTGGGCTGAGTTGTATGTCATAAACTTTGTATTTGCCGAATTTATGAGCCATAAGTAACCTATTCGGTAAAAACGTCGTAATAACATTATATATAAATGTTTGGAGGCAATGAGTTTATTTTATTTTTTTCTGATTATAGGTTCGGTGGCAGTTTATCTTATTTTGAGATTTGATAAACAACAACGTCGTAAGCAAAGAGCACTTTTAAAGCAAACAAATGATGTTCAGCCATTATTGCTTATGCAAAGTTTAGGGCAAAAGCTTAACCGGTTAAATGAGGCATTAATCCAAAATTCAACCAAAAGTGAAATAGGTGACCAGCTAAAAAAACTAAGTACCGATTACAACTGCGGCCGAATCAGTATTCAGGTATATAATAACCAACTTAATGAATTACTGTACAGGGTAGAGGGGTGATGATTTATGACCCCGTTATGTATTGATTAGGATAGTGATGGCAAAGCGTAAATAAATATTTGCCAAATGAACAAATTGTTTATTATTGCAGTTGTATATGTCTGATGAAGCAATAATAAAGCGGTTAAAAGTAATTGTAAAGGAGCACGGCGGGCAACTAGGCCTTGCAGGTGCTATAGGGGTTGACCAGGGTTTTATCAGTAAAGTGATCAATCAAAAACAGGATATCAGTTATTATTTGATCCGTAAGCTTTGTTTCCAACTTAAATACTCACCGGAGTGGCTTATTTTGGGTACTGGTGAAAAAAAAATAGACAAGCCTGAATCAGCCAAACTGATCACCGAGATCCAAATGATGCGTACCGAGGTTGATATTTTACATGCCCGCATGCGTGCTTACGAAATGGAGATCAAAGATCTGCGCGATCAGTTGCATTTGGATAAAAAAGCCGGATAG